ATGTACTGAAGTCTATGAACAAATAGGCGTTAATCCCATGTCTACCAGAACTTATATTGGAGAACAAATGAGGGAAGAATAGCTCAATATACTGAAGTGCTCTCCTACATGAATCTAAATCCTTATCTTGGTGGGAATCTAGGTCTATCATATACATATTAATACTGCTATCTGCCTTTGATGTATAATAAACTGATCCTTCTTTCATGCCAACACTATAGAGATGTTGTTGGTATTCATATAGAGAGATACGATGTTCTCTAGTCCAGGTATGGTAATCAATCCTATTGATAAATTTCCTATCTTCTTCTGGTGTCTTTCTAGTTCTCATTAGCGTTTGTTCTCTTTTAAACTTTGTAGCAGGATGAGCGGCATGAAATTTACCCTTCTTATCAGTATATTCTCTTTTCCATATACCTAACCAGTCTCTATCTGTGAAGCGATTGATGAATCTTTGGTAGTTGCGTACAGAAAACTTCTTGAAGTCGCAGGTGAGCGAGCGTGTGGCGTCAAATGAGACACCAGCAGATAGGATGACATCTCTTGTAGCATTTATGAATTGTTGTTGTTTATTTACCATTTTTTATATAAAGAAAAACACTTGGGCGGGAATGGTAAGAACCGACCAAGTGTTAACGATAGAACGTTCTGCTTTCTATTATTTATGTTTACCAAATTTACCATTACTTTAATCATATTTACATATTAAAAAACACTTTCCTAATCCCTTTTTATATTTATCGACATTTTCCGGTATAAAAAAAGACGAGGCAGTAGAACACAAGTTCATTCCTACATCGTCAATTGTTCAGCATCTATCTATCTGTACTGTGTTGTAATCTACTCTCAATTTAAGGGGAGAATTATCAATAACAGTGAAAAGATTTCACCCTTTATACTATACTGCCGATATCGGTAGCTTTTTAGGTTGATAATCAATGTGTGTCTGATCTCCAAGACCATGCACGCCGGTCATCCGTTACCAACAAATGCTGATACTCTAATTCGACTTTTATGTTAATACATTAATGCTTCATATACATCGTGTTGGTATCCTTCATCATCTTCGTATAATTTCAAGACCTTCTCAACCTGCTCATCATCTGCACCGTCATACAATAACTGTTTTGCTTTTTCGGCGTATTGACGCATGTAAAGAGCACCTGCTTTTCGCATGGAAGAAGTATCTTCTTGCATCTTTATTTGATGGAAAATCCTAAGTTTAGAATTGGCATCACATAGTTCATCGCCCCGTCGCTCAAACTCATCGTGGTTGTGTGGTCTCAGGTGGCGTGGGTCTTCATCGTTACTTGACATCATACGCAAAAACCCCCTTTCTTCTGCTTCCAAAGACGCTTGGATTTCTCCGAGAAAATTGATGTATTGTTTATGTGCCATTTCTAACTCTTCAATTTCTATCTTTGTCATTTTATTCTTAGCCATTTTTTGTCTCCTTGTTGACAAGCTTTGCTTTGGACTTCATACATATCAATTTGATTATCAGGATACGCCATATTCCACTTTTCGATCTCAATTTGCACAAAGTGCATAGCTCGATCCGGATCCGCATCGCTTAAATAGATATCAACTAATCTATCTATTTCACTTTCTCGATTTGCACTTTTCATTTTCACTTTTTATAACAACGAATTTCATTATGGCTGGAACACAGTAACGTAATTCAAAATCACTTCCAAATAAAATCCAGAAATAATCATAAAATATCTTCTTTCACTTTTTCAGATGTTTAATAAAGTGCAATTAGGCTGCTCGTTTATCTGTCACAGCTTTAATTAACTTCGCTTCTGCAATTTCAAAATACACTTTATCCATCTCGATCCCCACAAATCTGAAATCACCCGCCGTCACAGCGGCAACACCCGTCGATCCTGACCCCATAAAGGGGTCCAGGATAACACCGTTCTTGGGGGTGACTAACCGACAGAGGTATTTCATCAATGCAACTGGTTTGACAGTGGGATGATTATTCTTATTGGTATATACGGTATTGTCAGTTTCTTTTTCGCCAATCGGACATTGACAGCGTCTGTCAGACGGCCCATAAAACTTTTTTTTGCACTTTTTACATCTGTCATTGAATGTTCGGCCTTTTCCCGAATGGCTTTGTGGTTTTTCTGGAAGTGCTTCACAACCTGCGTTGCGTTCATGCTTTGAAACTTTAGGGCAGTAAAAAAAACGGCTTGCTTTAGAACCAGTCTGTAAATCAAGCAGCTCGGCGGATTCTCGGCTTAAAATTACGTTTTTTGGATGTCTGGCATCTTCATCTGGACTGACAATTTTACAGGCCTCTATATTGATTCCGCCAACATCCCACTTCAGCACATTCTCAGCATAATTTGCTTCAGAGAGCGGCTTTTGAGCCATAATGATCGGTTCGTAGGCTGGAGCCAGAGAAGTTCCCCATCCATTCCAATACTTGGCTATCTCCGACTCGGGAGCCGTAATCGGGTTTCGAAGTTTGATAACTTCTGTAGATCCAGGATTGAATGACTTGGTAACGCCTTTGCGTTCTTTAATGACATTGCGTCTGGCTCCATAGAGACAATCCATTTTGATGGTAATGTCTCTGCTTTTGGCAAATCCTTGACCATAGAGCCACAGTATTTGGTCTTTAATTTCAAATCCCGCATCTTCAATGGCAGTGGAAATCCGATGACAGGTTCTTGTACCCCCAAAGGCAAGTAAATAAGCTCCAGGCTTAAGAACTCTGAGAATTCGCTCCCAGGTCTCAGCCTTGAAAGCAATCTCTCCATCCCAAGCTTTGCCCATAAACCCAATGCCATAAGGCGAGTCAGTGATACAGCAATCAAAGAGATTCTTCTCCATCTCGCCAAGCTCATCGAGACAGTCGGCATGGATTAGCAATGGATTCTGCAAAGAGTCAATAAATTTTCGATCAATCTTCATGATTTACTTCTATGCAACGAAGTGATATTTCTCATCGTCAGAAGGACGACGTTTACCATCTATCTTATCTTGAACCTTTTGCAGTTCATTTTTAGACAAGTTGCACCAGCGGGGACTCAAATCAATGCCCAGGAAATCTCGGTTAAGTTTCAACGCCGCTGTCAGTATGGTCCCAGATCCGCAAAATGGGTCGATTATTAAACTTTTAGGGAAGGTAAAATATTTAACCAGTCTTTCAGCAAGCTCATCGCTCATCTTGCAGGGGAATTCCGTTTTTTTGGTATTCGGTCTGACCTCCCAAACGGACTGATTCAAAAATTTGAAATCCTCAGCATCCATATCCGACGCATTGCCGGTAACGTTTGCCAGGGTATACGAATTCTTTGAGAATGCCAAAATATGCTCATGCACAACATCTTGAGATGGGTTGCTGCAGGAACAATAACTGCCGAACTGCGTGCGGTGTGTAGTTTTTCCTTTAAGCCAAATGACTCGGTGGTAGAGTTTAAGAGTCGATTTGCCGATAGCGTTTAGCCGCCTAATATGTTGGATTAAATCGATATCCAAAGGGTAGCGGTAGGAATCGCTCTCGTCCCTATCGGGGTTAAGGATATTATCGCAATTAATGATGATTCTGCCGCCGTCATCACAAACGGATTTTTCAGCCTCTAAGATGAACTCAATCAAGAAACCCAAATATTCGGGGTACGGTTTGTTGTCCTCAATAGGGTTGCCATTGGCATCATTCTTATAGTCCATGCCGCAGTTGTACGGCACGCTGGTTATAACGGCGGCGGCTTGACCCGCCATTGTCTTGTTGAACCCTTTTAGAGTCTCAACCGCATCGCCGCATATTATCTGGTTGATCCAATTTCCGGCATCTGGGTTTTGATAGTCAAAATTGAGAAGGGGCTGAATATTCTTAGGCTCAATTGCTTTTTTGATTACTTTCTTTGCCTCAGCGATACTCCGTTCTTCTCTACGAGCCTGAGCAAGGATTCTTTCCCCATCTTGAACCTTAGGGTAATTATCGAGGATATACTCAACATCATTGATCGTGTTCTTACCGCACCGAGCGAGTTCGCAGAGCTTTTTGGCGGTGTTAATGGGTACAAACCTCTGCCCTTTTAAGGTCGCAGGTTTGTCGGTCCTTTTCCCCTTGTTTTCAGCTGCTAGGCGAGCGAAGTAATCCTTTTGTTTTAAGGCCACTTCCGCTCGGCAGAACGTGTTCAGATGCCTTCTGCCTAGCTCGTAGGCAATCTTCCAGTTAATGGCCTCATCCAACGTCTCCACATCCAAATTACGGGTATGTATGGGGATATTATGCACTTGACATAATTCAAATCTCAAATATCCATCGACGAGAATGCCTCGCCAAAGTGTTAGAGGGTCTTTGAGACCATCTCTAATTAATTGATCTTCGAGTAAGGCCCGTTCGCAATCATTTTGGATGGGAAGGAGGTTCCTAAACTTGTCATCGAGTTTAACTTGATCACCTCCTGCGGCATTACCTATCTCTCTCTTCTTACTGTTGTGATTTGACGGTTGGGGGTTCTTGATATCATTTCTTAATTTTTTATTCATGATTTACTCCATGAAAAGGTTGTATGGTCACCAACGCGGTGACTTTTTACCTGATACATTGATAAAAATTCCGATCTGGGAGAGGGAGTGGAGTAAGGGGCAGAATAACAGAGCCGCAATCACTATCTGGTGTGCTTGGGAAATGGGGACACTATATGTTGATTTGATTATTTTTTTAAATTTCAGGAAAATTATCTGACAGTATCCAACATTCAAATTTTGCACGGAATATACTGGACATATTGGCTTTTGGGCTTACCATCTAGA